TCCAAAAGCTGCGATCAAAAGTCTCAGCCCTGCTGAGTACGCTGCGACGACCAAAGCCAAGCGTGCAGGAAAAGCCGCCGGAAAACAATTCGTAGCCCAACCCAAAACAATTGCAAAGAAAACAGCAGGGTATAGATAATGGCTAAGACCACTGGAACCACAGTCTTTGACCTCGACATGAACGACCTCATTGAGGAGGCGTTTGAGCGTTGTGGTCAAGAACTTCGCACGGGTTACAACTTCCGCACTGCACGTCGGTCGTTGAACTTGCTGACGATTGAGTGGGCAAACCGTGGTCTAAACTTCTGGACTGTAGAACAGGGCCAGATTCCAATGGTGACAGGTCAGGCTATCTACCCCATGCCTACGGACACAATCAACCTCCTAGACACCGTTATACGTCAAAGCAATGGCACGTCTAACCAGATTGACATCAACATCAGCGGCATTTCAGAATCGACCTATATGAGTCTGCCAAACAAGTTGGCACAAGGTCGCCCAATTCAAGTCTGGTACAACCGCCAGTCTGGCCAAGAAAACGTTACTGCAATAACTCTGGCCGCTAACATTTCATCTACAGCCACCACAATCACAGTGTCTAATGTTTCTGAGCTTACCACTGCCGGGTTTGTAAAGATTGGTAGCGAAACAATTAGCTACCCCAACGTAGACCCTGTAAACAATCAGTTGATTAACTGTGCCCGTGGACAAAACGGCACAACTGCCGTAGCGCATACTGCTGGGCCTACTGCCTTGTTGACGGTGCAGAACTTGCCCGCTATCAATGTGTGGCCTACACCTAACGCGCCCGGGGATCAGTACATGTTTGTGTACTACCGCATGCGCCGTATTCAAGACGCTGGCTCCGGTGTAAACGTGCAAGATATTCCATTCCGTTTTATCCCTTGTATGGTGGCAGGATTGGCTTATTTGTTGAGCATGAAGTTGCCAGAGGTTGATCCAAGCCGTGTAATGGCGCTCAAGTCTGAGTACGAACAGCAGTGGGATATGGCCCAGTCAGAAGACCGCGATACCTCTCCGTTGAGGTTCGTACCAAGAAATATGTTCTATGCCTAATCGGTTTGCCTCTGGTAAACATGCAATTGCTGAATGCGACCGTTGTGCGCAGAGGTATATGCTCAAGGAATTAAAGACACAGATAGTTAAGACCAAGCCATTTAAGGTCAAGGTTTGCCCAGCATGTTGGGATCCCGATCAGCCACAGTTGCAACTGGGTATGTATCCAGTGAATGATCCACAAGCTGTGCGTGAGCCGCGTCCTGATGTGAGCTACCAAGTCTCTGGCCAAAGTGGCTTGCAGATTTTGCTCACAAACAGCACCGCACAAGATGGGTTTGGCTATCCAGAACAAGGCAGTCGAGTCTTTGAATGGGGCTGGAGTCCCGTTGGTGGAGCAAGTGGATTTGATACACTTTTAACGCCAAATAGCTTGGTGTTAGCAATAGAACTTGGTACAGTTACGGTTACAGTTACATAAGGAGTCAATCATGGCTAAAAGTGATAGTAAAGAAGATATGAAGATGGACACGACGCAGGACAAGGCGATGATTAAAAAAGCCTTTAAGCAGCACGATGCCCAAGAACACAAAGGCGGCAAAGGTACATCTTTGAAGCTGGCTAAAGGTGGCAAAACAAACGCTCAGATGAAAGCTCTGGGTCGTGGTTTAGCCAAAGTAGCTAATCAAAAGAAGTCTTCCTTTACATACAAAAAAGGTGGTTAATATGGCTAAGTTCAGTCAAAAACAAGGCGGCAAAGAAGTTTGTGATGCCAGCGTCTATGCTGAACCACATACCGGCTCTATGGCTGGTGTAGACATCAAGAACAGTGGTTATGACGGTGGTAACCGTTTGACCGCTAATGATGTAAATATGTCTGTTGGCAACATCAGTCGTGATCCATACAAAGAGCCAAAGACTTCTGGTATTAAAATTCGTGGTACTGGTGCGGCTACTAAAGGCGTAATAGCCCGAGGCCCAATGGCTTGATATGAATTACACCCAACTGTTTGATACCATTCAGTCGTATACGGAAAATAACTTTCCGGATTTCACTCTTGCCAGTGGTGGAATAGAGACGACTACCGAACAGATTAACAGGTTTATTGAGCAAGCCGAACTGCGCATCTATAACACGGTGCAGTTTCCATTTTTGCGTAAAAACATGGTGGGTAATATTCAGTCGGGTAACAAATATCTTCAAGCGCCAAACGATTATCTTGCTACATATTCTTTGGCAGTGATAGATGGGTCTGGTAACTACGAGTACTTATTAAACAAAGATGTAAATTACATTCGTCAAGCGTATCCTAACCCCACAACAGATGTTGGCATCCCAAAGTATTATGCGTTGTTTGGCCCAGCCATTGTTAGTAGTGTAATTACAACTGAACTGACGTTTATTCTTGGCCCAACTCCTGATGCGGCATATACGGTAGAGCTTCATTTCTATTACTACCCAGAGTCTATTGTGACTGCTGGCACTTCATGGCTCGGCGATAATTTTGACACAGTGCTCTTGTATGGCTCACTGGTTGAGGCTTATACGTTCATGAAGGGTGAGACAGATATGCTTGCTTTGTACGACGGCAAATACAAAGAAGCCCTTGCACAAGCTAAACGCCTTGGTGATGGTATGGAGCGTCAGGATGCTTATCGTTCTGGTCAATATAGACAGGCGGTGACTTGATGGCGTTTACCGGTAACTTCTCTTGTAATACGTTACGGACTGGGTTAATTAACAGCACGTTAGTATTTGCAACGGACACGTTTAAATTGGCGTTGTACACAAACTCGGCCACATTGAACCAATTGACTGCGGCGTATACATCAGACGGCGAGGCTTCTGGTGGTAACTATGTGGCTGGGGGTCAAGTAGTCACGGCAACGGTTAGTACCGCGCTTAGTTCAAACGGTAGTACTATTTATGTGTCGTTTTCTAGCCCCGCTTGGACTGGCGCAATTACGGCTCGGGGGGCGTTAATTTATGACGTGACTACTGGCGCGGCTGTCTGTGTTTTAGATTTTGGAAATAACGTGACATCAACAAGTACGTTTACTGTAACGATGCCTGCTGACACTAGCACGGCTGCACTCATTAGACTTGTATAAGGAGAAAATATGGCACTGGTTACAACCACCAAAGGTGAAATGGACGAATCTCTTCTTGAGAAAAAAGAAGGTTCATTAGATAATGACATTGAATACACAACTTGGGTTGAGTATTGGCTAGAGGGTGAATTAGTTCATCGCTCTGCCCATGTTCGTTTAAAAACATCCCCTCCGCTGTTTGCTGAAGCAGCATCTCTTACATAAGGAAATATTATGGCAAACACACAAGCAATGTGCACATCGTTCATGGGGCAACTGCTCAATGGTGGACATCAATTTGGCTCAATTACACTGACTTCGCGTACAAGTTTGACAGCCCCCACTACTGATACATTTAAAGCAGCGTTGTATTTAGCTTCGGCTACGATAAATGCAGCCACTACCGTGTATACCGTAACTGGCGAAGTATCGGGCACAGGCTATTCTGCGGGTGGTGTAACGGTAACTAATGCCAACGCGGTTACTGCAACTAACTCATCTTCTACAGCAGGTGTTGCGTACTGGACTCCTTCAGCCAGCATTACATACACAACGGTGACTTTGGCTACCGCGTTTGATACAGTGTTGCTCTACAACTCTACCCAAAGTAATACGGCTGTTAGCGTTCATACTTTTGGTTCACAGACTATAACTGCGGGTACGTTCACATTGACTATGCCTACAAACAGCACAACTTTAGCGCTGATCCGCTTGGCCACAACCTAATAGGCTTCTTAAAGGAGCCGGATTATGGCAACCGGATGGGGCGTAGATGGTTGGGGAGATAACACTTGGGGCGGTTCTCAGGACGCCCTTACAGGAGTTACTGCGTCCGGTAATGTAGGTACAGTATTACAAAGCGTAACTGTTGCTCTTACAGGGGTAGCGGCTTCTGGAGATGTAGGTACCGTAACGGAAACTAATTCCCCAACCGAAGATGGGGTTGTGGCTTCTGGTAATGTAGGTACAGTATTACCAAGCGGGGCTTTTGCTCTTACAGGAGTCGTAGCTTCTGGAAATGTGGGTACGGTATTACCAAGCAGGGTTGTTGCTCTTACAGGAGTTGAGGCTTCTGGAAATGTAGGGTCTGTATCAATAGCAGACAGAAGTATTGCTCTTACAGGAGTTACTGCATCTGGTAATGTGGGTACGGTATTACAGAGCAAGGCTTTTGCTCTTACAGGAGTTGTAGCTTCTGGAAATGTAGGTACGGTATTACCAAGCCGGACTGTTGCTCTTATAGGAGTGGTGGCTTCGGGTGCAGTTGGAACTGTCTCCCCAGTAATAGCTTATGAGATTACAGGGGTTGAGGCTTCTGGAAATGTAGGTACAGTAACGGAAACTAATTCTCCAACTGAAGATGGAGTTGTAGCCACAGGTGAAGTAGGTACAGTATCGCCTAGTAGGACTGTTGCCTTGTCCGGAGTAAATGCTTCTGGTACAGTTGGTACTATTCCTATAAGTACGCGTTTGGTAGCAATTACTGGGTGCGAAGCGATGGGACAAGTTGGGAATGTTGGGATATTCTATTGGTCAGTGATTGATGATGGTCAAACCCCTAATTGGGCAGTGATCAATGATGGCCAAACCCCTAATTGGTCAGTGATCGATGATAGCCAAACCCCTAGTTGGCAAAATGTAGAAATGACTGTGTAAAGGATGATGATATGGCAGTAACAAATTTTACCCCCTTGCTTGGCCTTGCATTGCCAACAACTGGCGATTTATCAGGCACGTGGGGAACTACGGTCAACACTGCAATAACTGATTTGCTTGATGATGCTGTTGCGGGTACGGTCACGCTTTCAGCAAACGCGGATGTCACGTTGACTACAACAAATGGCTCGGATAATCAAGCTCGGAATGCGGTTATTCTGTGGACAGCCAGCAATGGTGCTACAACCCGAAACATTACGGCTCCCGCGCAGAGTAAGGCTTATATTGTCATCAATGCGGGTACTGGTTCTATTGTGATCCGAGGTGCTGGCCCTACAACAGGCGTTACGGTAGCTTCTGGATTCAAAGCATTAGTTGCTTGGAATGGTTCTGATTTTGTAAAAGTTGCTTCCAGTCTAGTTAGTTTAACTTCAGACGTAACTGGTACTTTACCAGTCGCCAACGGCGGTACAGGCTTAACAGCAGGGACTTCTGGCGGTGTACTAGGTTATACAGCCTCCGGCACATTAGCATCTTCTGTTGCATTGACGGCAAATGCGTTGGTGTTGGGTGGGGGTGCTGGTGCAACTCCTACGCCTATGGCGAGTCTTGGAACAACAACCACAGTCCTTCACGGAAATGCTGCTGGTGCACCTACTTTTGGTGCAGTATCTCTAACGGCTGACGTAACAGGAACGCTTCCAATTGCTAACGGCGGTACTGGCCTTACATCTACACCTGCTAATGGTGCTTTAGATATTGGTAACGGCACAGGATTTACGAGAGCTACGTTAACGCAAGGTACAGGTATTTCAATCACCAATGCTTCGGGTGCAATTACGATTGCTGCAACGGGAACAGTTTCTGCCGCTACGCCTACTGCATTGGGTACTGTGTATGGAAGTCAAACCACAAGTGGTGGGACACCTTTTCTAACTGCTATTGGCT